TGTTGTTCTAGTTGTTGTTGTCGTTGTTGTTCTAGTTGTTGTTGTCGTTGTTGTTGTCGTTGTTGTTGTTCTAGTAGTCGTTCTTGTTGTTCTATTTGTTGTCGTTGTTGTTCTTGTTCTGCTGCATCTGCTATATCCATTGGCACTCTTCCTGGTGGTTCTCCAAAAAATCGATTTTGTTGTGGTAGTTGTCCAAAAAATCGATTTTGTTGTGGTGGTTCTCCAAAAAATTGATTTTGTTGTGGTAGTTGTCCAAAAAATCGATTTTGTTGTGGTGGTTGTCCAAAAAATCGATTTTGTTGTGGTTGTCCAAAAAATCGATTTTGTTGTTGTTGTTGTTGTTCTTGTAGTAGTCGTTCTTCTAGTTGTCTTGCTCCAAATCCATCATTACCTAGTCGCCCATTATTTCCTACTCGCTCTCTTTGTGCTCGTTGTTGTACTAAAAAATTAAATAAATCTACAGGATTTTGTTCTGACATTATATATATATATAAATATATATAAATAAATAAATTGTATAAATTTTCTAAATACAATTTATTTTTATTTTTTACTTTTTCGTAGTTTTCCGTTTCGTACTTTTCGAGTTCTTACTTTTCCGTTTCGTACTTTTCGAGTTCTTACTTTTCCGTTTCGTACTTTTCGAGTTCTTACTTTTCCGTTTCGTACTTTTCGAGTTCTTACTTTTCTACCACCTTCTGGTATAGCTCCGTGTGTAGCTATTCTCACAGTCCAAACTTGTTCTGGTTCTGCACCAGGATTACAATGTAAGCCCCCTACCCAAGTTTGTGCTCTTCCATTAACTATTTCATCACTAGCAATTGCAGGATATGTATCTGGAAGTTTAATTAAATTAATAAAAATATTACCATCATTATTTAAAATATTATCTAATTCTTCCCTATGAACATTTATTCTTCGATCAATTAAATTTGCAAAACTATATAATGGCCGATCGTGAATAACACTATTTAGAACACCATTTGCTTCTGTACAAGGGAATACAATAGAACTATTTAATTGATTCATAAAAATGTCTTTATTATATAAATAAATCGTTGAAATTTGTATACCATTATATCGTTCATCAATAACATTGATAACTATTGAATTCGCTCTATTTTCTTCTTCCGTTAAAAACTCACTAATACGAGTTCGTGGATTATCACCATCGCCTCCGACTACATCTATTCCTAAGCCATTTATATTAATATCTACTGGTGCTGGCGCGGGTTCGGGTACTTGCTGTTGTCTGGCTAATGCAGCATTTGCTCGTTGCTCTCTTCTTGCGGTTCTTGGCGATACTGGTTCAACTGGTGCTACTACTGGTTCAATTGGTGCTACTACTGGTTCAATTGGTGCTACTACTGGTTCAACTGGTGCTACTACTGGTTCTACCAGTGCTTCTAATTGTAAGCAAATGACTTGAATTTCTTCCATTCTTTCTTCTATTCTTTGTGTTACTCTATTATCTTTCATATCATTTCTAATCTCTGCTAATAGGTTTAATAATAATTCATTTCTATTTGCGAGTAGTACCATTTGTTCTTCTGGTAATTGATTAAATCTTATTAGTTCGTCTCTTACTTGTTCGCTTACATCATAAAAAAACCTATCAAAATTAATACTATTCCGAATAATAGGATCTGTATAAAGATACGTATATAGATCAGCAAAAAATTCGGGATTTCCAGTAGTATAACCTAGTCTTATGTCATCTCTTCTTAATAGTCCTGGTGGTGCGTCTATTCCTGGTGGTATAAAGGTATCAATATAAGTATCAATTCTATTAATAATATAATCATTATTATTATTATTATTATTATAATGTAGAAGAAATAAATCCTTAAACGTTGATAATGAATACGGAACTACAGATACTTCAAATAGTTTTTTAAGATGGATACTTAACACATTTTTTCTTAAATTTATATAAACATATTCCAAATGTGCAGGTGTTAATCGCAACAACACTTCTGCAGCAATTTCTGGCGTGCAGGGTATGTTTTCTCTAAAATTAGGATTTTCTTGAGCAAATGTATTCAATGCAATGTCATATCCATTACGTTCCTCTGTATTATCAGGAAAAAAATTGTCTCGTAATGCAAAAATTTGACATCTTCTATCTTGATAATAAGAACGTCTAATATTAAAATACATTCTAAGAGTTTCTACCAATTTATTTTGATCCATATTATTCATATATATATAATATAATATTATTTATTTTTCATCAAAATATTCTAAATATCAAAATCTTCTAAATTTTTATTACTCATACGTTTCGGAGTTAATGATTTTAATGTAGATACACGTTTTGAGTCTATGTTCTTCAATGTGAAGTTTCGATTAATTGAATTAAAAAACAATGAGGGTATCGAAGTAATTTCACGCGTATCTTTATCATAACATAATTCTTTGGTTTTTTGCAATTTATTTTTTTCTAAGCAATCATTAAAAAAAACTTTCAATGATTTTATATCTTTCACTGAAAACCCGTTATCTTTCCCATATCGTTCCGCAAAAATATGCAGTTTCTGTATTTTAATCGTTTTATCCAATTTATTCCACGATTCAGTTTTATTATATTGTTGTTCTTTATCCAAAATATCATGTATATTTTGCGATGACATTTCGGTTTTTTCGTATAAGTTATCAGAACTAGATATAATATTTTTAAACTTGGATGATTTAACCATTTTGCTATGTTGCGATTCATTCAATGATGAATCAGATTCATTTGTTTGTGCTATCTTGTTGTTGGATGTAAACATATTTTATTGCTTTTGTCTTTATGTAATTATATGAAATTGTTTCTATTAAGTTTTATTTAAATATAAATATTATTTTTGTAATATAATATGGAAAATAAGTTTATTATATTACCGGATAAGTCGCAACAAACAATAAAAACAACAAAAGATTCGAAACAAATAAATACACAAAAAGAGAAAAAAGTACGAGTTATTGCACAAACCGATAAATGGCAGAAGGTTCTCCAACCTGAATATTATACAAGTCAAATGCAAAATGATATTCTTACTTCACAAAATACAGAACTACCAATATACAAAATGATGATTCAGCAAATTCAACAAAAAATAAATGGATATAAGGCTCAAGATTTGGATAAATCGCTGTTCTCCGCCCCAGATTTTGTTGATTTGGATTATACAATCGATTTAATAAAAAAATCCGGGTTGAAATGCTATTATTGCAAACACAATGTGAAAATTTTATACGAACATGTAAGAGAACCAAAACAATGGTCATTGGAAAGAATTGATAACGATTATGGACATACTAAAAATAACGTGGAAATTGCATGTTTGAGTTGTAATTTGCGACGTAAAACGATGTATCATGAAAGATTCATTTTTACAAAACAACTTAATATAGTTAAAAATGGTTAATTTCTTTGTTTTTTACACAATATACATTCATACGTGTTCTATTTGAATGTATGAAGGTATATTGTCAAAACAGTTGTCAACAAAATTCATGAAATCTATGCGTGAAATCCCGAGATCATCTATACTCAACAACTCTTTTCGAATTTTATCAATAATTATCGCAGATTCCCTATAACGAATTCCGCGCTTACCGTATTCATGAAATGAATAATATTGCAATAGTTCTGGAAAAAACGTATTCATATAGGTAGCTACACATTTATACTCACTAAATCTGTAGTAGGTCGAAGATAATTCCATAATATATTGTATCCAATGTTTATTATCATGCTTACAAATATTGCTGAATTCAATATATTGGAACATATTTTGCAAAATATGATGATGAAATATAAAGTGATGTGGTACAAAAGTTCCACCACCAGTTGGTTCAATTACATCCAACCCAATTATGTTTTTTATTGAATCCGCGTACTGAACCCGATTTAATTCATTCTTTGCACATTCCTGTAATATCGCGAACCGTGGAATTGTATGTTCTCCAATTGTAGAGAACAATTCCCATTTATCTAATACAATTAAATCCGAATCCCATACTACATATGGATCGGATAGATTTTCGATTTGTTGAAATGCTCCTAATTTTATAATCTGTTGAAACCACCAACCAAATTCCCTAGAATTATTATCTTTCCATGTATACCAGTTATTGATATCCGCGCGAGATAAATTGTATGTTTTCATAAAAAAACTATTTTCATCTAACACAATTACATCAGTTTTTGATAATTCCCACTTTTTGCAATTTTTTTCTAAAATTTCTTTATCGGTTGAATTTGTAATCATATATATACAACGAGGCGAATAGTTATATATTACCGATTCAATTGTAGTTCGTATAATTATATTGTTTCTACAAACCGGTATTACAAAATCATTCCCAACCATCATATATCATATGATATTATATAATATAATATCATATATTTCACAGTTATTTAGTTCACACTTATTTAGTGGTTTTTTTTTCACATTTTCCAGTTCCTTTGCTTCTACGAGAACCTTTTGGGCAACGTTTGCGATTAATCGAACGACAAGCCTTCGTTTTTCTATGTCTGCGAGTTCCTTTGGCGCAACGAATGTATTTAATCTTTGGTGTATTACTCATTGTATATATAATAAATATATATAATATTTTTAAAAACACACATATAGAAATTTTACACTAAACTATCTAACTTGCGAGAATTCAATAATATGGATAACACAAAAACACAAACGCGCCTTCCTATTCATCAAGATATTTACGAAAAATTAGACTATTTTTATAGAAATAATAAAATACCACACATTATTTTTCATGGTTCATCTGGATGTGGAAAAAAAACATTAGTTTACGATTTTATTTATAAGATTTACAACAACGATAAACAAAAAATAAAAAATAACGTAATATTTGTAAATTGTTCTCATGGGAAAGGAATAAAATTCATTCGGGAAGAATTAAAATTTTTTGCAAAAGCAAATTTGCAGTCAAACACAGGAGTTAAATTCAAATCGATTGTATTATTTAATGCGGAAAGTTTAACAAACGACGCACAATCTGCACTTCGTAGATGTATTGAATTGTTTAGTAATAATACACGTTTTTTTATAGTAGTGGAGAACAAACGCAAATTATTAAATCCAATATTATCAAGATTTTGCGAAATTTTCGTTCCAGAATATATGGAAAACGGAAAAATCGTAAATTTACATGAATATAATTTAAATAAAAAATTCAAATTCGAAGATTTGGACAAAGAAAAAACAGAATGGTTTAAAATGAGGTTTAATTCAATAATTGAAAGAAAAGTTTTTAATAAAAAAATAAATCATGAGATGTTATCTACTTTTAGTTGTGATGCATACGAACAAGGATATTCTTGTTTAGATTTAATAGACTTCATTAAAGCAAATGATAAGTGGTCTAATCTTGAAATTTCCAATATAGAACTCTGTTTTCATAAAGTTAAATCCGAATTTCGATGTGAAAAATTACTGATGTTATACATGTTAGATCTCATTTTTGCTGATAAAATACATATTCCTTCAAGAATATAATTACACAAAACCTGCGTTTAAACAATATACAAAAAATGTAAGTAAAATTATATCATGGACGATTTTGTTCTTTCTAATTTACAAGAATCAAAAAATGAATGGTGTAGTCGTCTGGTAAGTATTTTTACACCTTTAGTCATTGAAGGGGTTCGGTCAATTTTCAACGAATCGTGGAAATTATGTGCAGACAATGATGAATTAGGTAAATATTTAATGACATTTCAAAATTTATTGTCCCGTGTTCCAAAGTGGAATCAAACTATAATTGAGGAAGAACGAAAACGTATTATTGAAAGAAGTGGATGCAATTATTTAGAAGATTTAATTACATGTGTTCATATTATTCAATTAAAGGTACTTACCTGTATTCGTGTTGGAAATAAACAGAAAAAAATAGATATATCTATTCCAAAATTAGATAATTTCATTCACAAAGTATACATTCATGTCGCCCGTAAAGTATACACCAATGTTTATTTATTTGAAAAAAGTATTTCTCCGCTATTAGCACAAAGAAATTCGAGAGAACTTGAATTGATTGTACAAGAATGTATTTTAACTACTATTCGCGAGAGTATTCCAACAGAAGAAATTATTCGTGCATATATGGATGAAAGTATCGAACAAGAAGAAGAAGTAATTATTGAAAACATCGTAGATGAAGTTGAAAATAAAGAAGATACTAGTGAAATTAAACCCGAAGAAAAAAAATCGGAATCAGATGAACCCGAATTACCACCAGTAGTTCCTGCAATAAAAAACATTGATAACGAACCGGTTATAACACGTTTATCATTCAATGATTATGACAGCGTTCAAGATGCGATGTCTGGAGATGTAAGCCAGGTTAACGCACCCAAAACAATCGAACGATTAGAAGAAATAAGTACTTCTAGGGCTATACAACGTAAATTAGAAGAGGAAGAGGAAGACGGCGATATTAATGATAGAATTAAAATTCATACAGATAGTATAAATTTAGACGATTTAGACATTTTTGATTTTGATAAAAAAGATAAAACTAGTAATGTAGAAGTATTATTAGACGATATCGAAGAACTAGTATAATGCGTAAAATATCAATTTAAATTATTTGATATTTTAGTATAGGAATCAAACGATATGGAAAAAATTTTGTTATTAGCGATTTCAATTGCAATTCTTTTCTTTATTATTAAACTAGTAATGATGAAATACGTGGAGAAAGAAACGAAACCACTTAAATATCTAGTACGTGATGCATTTGTAGTTTTTTCATCCGCATTTTTGCCTATTTTTTTATTTTTTCAAATGAGTGGAACATTTAATCAATTGTTAGGTATTGGAGGTGGTGGAGATAACGTTCCGCAAACTCAAATATTTACTGATGCGCCTGGGTTCTAATACAAAAATTGAAAGCTATATTAGGAATATCTACATGAATAAAAAAAACAAATAATGGATTCACATAAAATATCGACAATAATAAGAATACAATCATGGTATAGAGGTTGCATTCTTAGATTGAAAAGATTACCTTTAATAATGTATCTAATTCAGAATTATCTGAAATCGCAAACATTTCACTTTTCAACCCAAAACGATGATGGTCGTATCAATAGTTGTACTGATGAAGATGAGGTAATTAAACTGCTTATTGATAAATTCGGTGAAAAAATAAAAAAACCAAAAAAAAGGATGTGGTATGACATTTTAGCGTTGGATTATATGTATGGTTGGCTACCCGTTAATATTAAATCGACCACTACACTAACTAGTGATAATACAGGCAATTTGGCGATGTGCGTATATGCTTACACTGACGAAGTATTAGATATTCATCGAGATAACTCATATGAAAATGGTAAGATGAGTTGCATATTGTTCAACGAATTAAAAAACAAGAGATATAACACTAATCATCATAAAAAAGATTACTATTTTGTAGTGTTAAACAAAATAGATGCAAGTGATGTAATTATCAATAGTGTAAAAGGATTGACACTATTAACGCCCAACGTTAATAATTTACCATTTCAAATTTGCTGGAATAGAAACCGCATTTATAAATATGAGAATATAAAAATAAAGGTCAAACAATTTGTCGAATGCTTACAAAAACCACATCCAAGTTGGAAAGAGACATTTATGAAAAATATAAGGACGTTAGAATTATAGATATTCGCTAGGAATATAAGAATTACATATTTGTCTATGTCCGATTTTAAACCTTCCAGAAAACATAAAATTATCTTTAAATGTATTACTATTTATGTATGAAACTATATTATTTAAATTGCATTTTTTTTTTGGATTAAGCATTATTAACCCACCTCCAAAATATTGTACTTTACCTAAAAATGATACATTTGGTTTTCGCGTTAAGTTGTAAATATAAATACAGTCTTTGCCAAGATTAGCGTTTATTGTAGTAATATTTCTTGGGGCTCCCCATTCGAACCAATTATTTTCATTAAACTTTCGTATTCCTCTTTCAATAAGTTCCTTTTTATGGTGGAATAAATGTTTATTTATTTTCTCATTTTCACAAGGGTAATTTTCAATATAAATATATTTATCAACTTTGTCTTCACCATTTAATACATCAATATTACCAAGCTCTTCATTTTTATAAACTTCTTCTTTTCCACTAACTAGACCAACATAAATATCAAAATAGTCTTGAAATAGAACACTATTATTATTTTCTTTTTCTCCAAAAGTAATTAATCCATTACTATTTGTAATATAAAGTAATTTTTCGTTATATAATACTTTTTTTTCAAGAGAACTATTTTTACAATATCTAAAAACAATAACATCAATCGATGCATTCTCAAACATTTTTTCATTGTTAGGATGGAATATATGAGTAAATCTTCCATTTGACATCATTGCATTCAATAGTTTTGAAGCACTTGTTAATTTAAGAAAATCTGATGGAACAATAAATATCAACTCACCATTATCATCGAGCAAATTATAACATTTTTCAGTAAAATCAATATACAAGTTTCCTTTTTTAGTTCTAACATAAGGCGGATTTCCAACTATTGTTTTATATGTCTTTGTAATTGTTTGTTTCATAAAATCACCATAAACAACTTTATCTTTTTGTATTTTATCCAATAATTTAATAGATCTATCAATTTCATACATATCAAATGTTATATTAGGTATTTTATCTGTAATAAATTCAATTAAATCTCCTTGGCCCATAGATGGCTCCAAGATATTAGATGGATTATTTAATATTAACTGAAATACCTTTTCTTTGAGTTCTGTATGGGTTGTAAAATATTGTCCTAAATTATATTTTTTTGTCATATGTGTATTTATAGTATCTTCTAACTTTTTTGAAATAGATAAATCACTTTCTTTTTTATTATTAATTTCGTTCAATTTTTCATCAACAACTACACTAATAATTTCTTTGAGTTTTGTTTCATTAATACATGGTAGTTTTTTGTTGATATGTTTATTATAATGTCCTTTTTGACTAAATTGTTTACCACATTTTTCGCAACTATAACAAACCATTTTTAGTTATATACATAGTATACACATTTACCCTTTATATTGATTTGATTTAGATAAACATGTAGTTCGAGTAAAGTTATAAATTATTCGTCCAATAACATTAGGGCCATTGCGGCGTAATTGTGTAGATCCAACAGTGTATCTCGAATTCCTTCATCTTTAACCAAATTCACACCATTTTTTGTAATAGAGAGCGAACGTTGTATTTTATCTTCAATTCGCATCAACACTCCAATAACACCATATTTTGCAAATGCATCACCATAATCTATATTTTTTTTAGTAAATAATTCCAATCCTTCTTTTTGTATTTTTTCCATTTGTTCTATACGACGACTCATAAATTACGTATGTAAATAATATAAATTATAATGTTTATATTATTTCTTTACAGCATTTCTTATTCAAAACGCCCATTAAATTATAAATAAAAATCGATTTTGACTATTCGTCGAACCATTCACTTTGAAAAATAGATAATGTAATATTTGGATGTTTTCTTTCTTCATAATATGTTCCATTGAAACTACAAAGGTTATTACTTGTTCTACATGTATAAGCATAATTGTATTCTATTATTCCGGATAAAATATCCATGTTTCCAAATTTTGTACATTTTCCTAGGTGATAACTTTTCTCATCATATGGTTTGAAATACACGCAATTTTTACATATTGGAACTTTTGAATTTATAATAAATTGTTTTTTTTCCATAGAAAATACTGTTGTAGTAGTTGTAAATAATAATAGTAATACAAAAATCATTTGTCTGTATTATTATCCAAAAAAATTTTATATAGTTTGATTATAATATTATTTTATTTGACTTTTATTTGACTTTTATTTGACTTTTATTTGACTTTTATTTGACATCTACAGTTTCAGTGTTTCATCAAATAATGCATGAACATCCCTGTCATGTGTAATTATAATAATACATTGTTTGTATCGTTTAAAATCACTAATCAACATGATTAGTTCGCGTTTTAAATCTGGATCTAATGCATTTGTAGGTTCATCTAAAATTAGTATCTTTGATGGATTGATTAACCCACTAATGATGTTAACAACTTGTCGTTGACCACCGGATAAATTTTCTCCAAGAGAACCTGCATATGAATTATAGATATCAACATTTTTGTATAATCCTTGAATTTTTGGATATTTCATGATTTCTTTTAAAAAATCTTTGCATTTTTCACTGTCTTTGCATCCATACATCATATTATCTAATATTTTTTTATCAAATAACCTTGAATTCTGGTTAACATATGTTATGTTTTGACGAATATAATCAGGATCAATTGTAGAAATATCAACACCATCTATATATATTTTTCCACTAACTGGTTCATATAAACGCAACAATAATTTGGCAAACGAAGATTTTCCTTTTCCACTTAATCCAGTAATACCTATTATTTTTTTATCTGTATTAACATTAAATGACGCGTTAGTAAAAACTGGAGAAGTTTTCTTTGATTCATAATAAAATGTAATGTTATCAAAAACTATATTTTTAAATTTTAACTCATGTGATTCATATTGTTTCGTTAATAATTTATTGATATTGAGTTTATCGCCTAACATTTTATTAAAGTCGCATGTAATATATTCAATTCTTCCAATAAATTCTAACCAATCAGGTAAATTATTGATTGTTCCAATAATTCGATCTCTATACAGTAATAAAATGGTCATAAATGTAATAAACACAGTTGTTGTAATTTTTTTTGTGTATCGCAATTGAATTAAATAAAATAAAGAAATAAAAATAATAATGTATACAAAAAATGTTAATATACTAGTATGATTTGAAATCATATTTAAAAACTCATTTCCTGTAATAATTGCTTTATCTGTTAATGTAGTAAAATTATTAATTTCATTTACAGTTTCACCACGATAAATTACTTTATCGATATTATTTAAAATATCTATAATGAATTTTTCATTTTTATTTATAATTGTCTCTTGTTCATTTTTCGCTTTTGTTAAATCTTTCCAATTAAAAAAAATATAATAAAAAATTACTAAGTTTGCAAGTAAGAAACATATACCAAATGTAGTGTTCTCATATAAAAAATAAAATGAAATGATTAGTAAAAATGCGAATGTAGGTATAATTACTGTTATAATATCAAAGAACAATGCATAAAACGATACTGAAATACGAGTAATCGGTGTAATAAATTCAATAAAATTAACATTTTGCATGTTCTCGTTATTTGATTTTAAAATAATTTTGAATATTTCGTGTTTAATCCATTGAATTAATTTTGTAATAAGATTATTTTGATAACGTTTATAAATATAATAAATTGCAAAAAATAGAATAGATATTAATACAAAATATTGGAAAAATTGCATAGTTAGTTTTTTTGAATTTTGTTCGATTGATTGAATAATATTTGCTGTAATATAAGAAATTCCATTGGTTTGTATTAAAGTAATTACTAAACTTAATATACACAAAATAGCTGTATTTATTTTTTCTTCTTTGAAAAATTCTGATATCAAATAAGTTATAATATCCATAATGTATATGTATATTATAATCATATAACAAAAAAATTATTGATAAAATAATTTTACACATAAGATGGTAGTTTATCTAAATCCATAAATAATCCGCTATCATTTTTTTGTGTTTTTTTCATAGAAAATTTGTTAAAAAGTGGATAAGACAATTGAGCTTGTGGTGTATGTGCATGAACACTTCGAGCAATCATTTTGTATAGTTTAAAATTAGGATATCGCTCTTCGCCATTTTTTTTATATAAAACACTCTTACCTGCATCATCTTGACACCACCGTAATATTGTTTGTTGCAATTCATCCATTTCTTTTATATCTGCATCGTCATCAATAATAAAATCATAAATAGAACAGCCTAATCTACATAAATCAAAACTATAGTTTGGTTCAAGCAATGGTTTATTCGGATTATAAAATGGTTCAAAATTATATTGAGTAGCAGCATCACCACCTTGTGCAAAACTATCACTACAAAATAATTGTCCATTGTATTTGTAAATGCTTCTTCCAAAATCAATTATTTTGAAAATTTTACCATATGTTGGTACTTTATAGTTTATTTTATTAAACCGATAATACAAATATTCCTCATTGGTATGAACATACATAATATTATTTGTATGTAAATCATTGTGAGTCATATGAAATGCATTTTGGTAAGCAATCAACATCATTATTATTTGAAACAATGCACTTGCACCATTGTCTGTATCAATTTCATTATTTTCAAATAGATCATCCAACGTTCCATCACATTTTTCAAGACAAATCATTTGAACCGGAAAATTATCAATGTAAGCGTAGATTGTTGGTTCAATATTATCATCATTGCTGTCGTCGGTATTATCTTCATCTTCATTTTCTTCAGATGATTCTGTATCGGATTCGCTAGTTTCTGTTGTATCCGTTTCAGTGTCAGATTCATCTTCGTCTTCATCGTTTGTTGATTCACTTTTTTCAGTATTATTTTTTAAATATACTTGTTCTATGTTTTCATCTAATTTCACATTTATGTCATCTGTAATATTAATAACGTCAATAACTGATACATTGGATAAATTATGAATATTTGATGATTTAGAAATATTAAGCTTCATTTTATTACCTCTTGAATTATTCATATTAAAATAAGAAATTGATTCATGATTTGTAATTTTAAACATCTTTCCTGCATTATTTAAGAAATAATTAGAACTATTTAAATATTCAAAATCATCTGAAATATTCATTTTAAATTTGTCTTGAATTGCTGAATAATTACCATAAAAATCAATTCCATGTTTAAAATTATGTGTGTGTAGTAATTGACTTGACAAAAAACTAAAAAAACAATCCACGTATGCAGTGTTATTATAGTATGCAATTTTTTTATCACAGTTGGTTGAATTGAAAGAAGGTAATGTATGAATAGATGGGTCATTAATATCATATTTTCCAATCATATATCTGATTGGGTCAAGTAAAGGTGAATATTTAATGAATATTGGTTTTGTACATATGGCTACGTATGATGTATCTAAAACTGTTCCTAAATCAACTATTTGATATCTATGATTCAAACAGATTGAATCATAATTTTGTTCATTCATATCAAAATATAGTGGGTATATTGGTTGAAAATTTTGAAATTTTTGGATATGGAATGGATTATAATTATGAGTTTTGTCATCCTCTGTTTGAATATATTGTTTTTCTAAACGTTTTAAGTCTAAAGGTTTCGCTTTATTATAATGAATTTGAAACCTTGTTGTTTTTTCCGTTGTTTTCATTTATAGGAAAAAATTATATTTTAATAGTGATATATAAACGCTATATCTAAAAATCTAAATAACTTGTATATTATGAGTTATTATATTTACGTTAATGAATGGTTTTCGGTTGATTTTACTGATTTAGGAATACAATCGAGTAATAAAATAAATCCTGAAAAAATAGATAATGATATATGCAGAAGTGTATTTAAACCAGAAAATATAATTGAAACTATCAATACATGTTCATTTTCTCTTTATTTTGAAGAAAATTCAAAAATTAAAGGAATTATATGTGTAACCAACTATGATAATAGTAAATACTGGGAAATAACATATATATGCACATCTGCTGATAAAAAAGGTTTAGGAACAGAATTGTTAAATAAATTAAAAAATATAGCAAAGAAAAACGTAAATGCAGTCAAACCAGTTATTATAATATACGGAATGGGTACAACAGATGATTCTTCCAATTTATATACTAAAAATGGTTTTAAAGATAATCAATATGTTGTCAAATATAACATTGATGGTGGAAACAAAACTAAACGAAAATATAAAAAAAAGAAAAATACAAAAAAACGTAAGAGTATTTTTTACAATCGAAAAACCAGGCTTCAAAAAAAATTCGTTTAGTAAAACTGTATTATATATTGGTATATTTATATTATATTATATTATTCATTTTCATATAAATGACATTAGAATTGAAAAAATTTAATATGAGAGATATAACATTCAAACCGGATGAAAACAAAGGTCCAGTAGTTGTTTTGATTGGACGTCGTGATACAGGAAAATCTTATTTAGTTCGAGATTTATTATATTACCATCAAGATATACCCATTGGAACTGTTATTTCTGGTACTGAAGCAGGTAATGGATTTTATAAAAATCACGTACCCAAATTATTTATTCATGACGAGTACAACACTGTATTAATTGAGAATGTATTAAGAAGACAACGGGCTGTTTTGAAAGAAGTTAAAAAAGAAATAGATACATATAAAAGAAGTACTATTGATCCACGTGCATTTGTAATTATGGATGATTGTTTATATGATCAATCATGGACGCGTGATAAAATGATGCGTTTGCTTTTCATGAATGGACGTCATTGGAAGATAATGTTAATTATAACAATGCAATATCCATTAGGTATTCCACCAAATTTAAGAACAAATATTGATTATGTGTTTATTTTAAGAGAACCTTATTTAGTGAATCGTAAACGTATTTGGGAAAATTATGCTAGTATGTTTCCTACTTTAGAAAGTTTTTGTGCAGTTCTGGACAATACTACAGAAAACTTCGAATGCTTGGTAATTAATAACAACGCGAAATCGAATAAACTGATAGACCAAATATTTTGGTACAAAGCTCAAGACCATCCACCATTTCATTTAGGGAGTAAAGAGTTTTGGGAAATTTCTAAAAATATGGGGTCAGATGACGAAGACGAAGAATTTGATCCAAGTAAAACAAAAAAAGCGAATAAAGGCGCAAACATTAATGTTAAAAAAAGTAATTGGTAAATTATAAAATATTATTTTAATATATATAATGGCAAAAACACTGAAGCGTAGAAATTTTAAAAAAAATGGAGGAGGTTTATTCGATTTTTTTTTAAAAAAATCATCACCAGTAGAACCAGTAAAACCAGTAGAGGATAACCAAGTATCACCACTAGCACCAGTAAAACCAGTAGAGGTTAACCAAGTATCACCACTAGCACCAGTAAAACCACTAGCACCAGTAGAGGTTAACCAAGTACCAATGAAACCACTAAAACCACTAGCACAAGTCGCACCAGTAAAACTACTAGCACCAGTAAAACCACTAGACTTTGAACAAAAACTTAATCAACGCGATATGCAATATAATGGAGGAAAGAATAAATCCAAGAAATCTAAAAAATCAAACAAATCTAAAAAATCAAACAAATCTAAAAAATCAAACAAATCTAAAAAATCAAACAAATCTAAAAAATAAAAAATAATTTATAAATCAATATTTTTTATTTACTTTGCTCTATATGGAATAGCATAAGGATTACCTTGTAATGCATTTAATACATCAGGTGAATTTCGATCTAATTGTATCGTTTGATATAATGGTTCAGCTCCACTCATTCTACCCATATTATGAATAGAAGGTGATTCAGTAGTACCAATCGGGGCTAATGGACGATTATTAATTAAATAATTATCCTTTGGTCTTGCCGTCATATTAATATTTCCATCATATAAATTCATATTGCCTGGAACTAATCTGCCGTCAATAGTAGATGATTTAATATCATTGTTTCTTTGATTATATTCAGCTTCATATGAACGCATATCTTGCGAGCGTGCGCCGGCACTTGAATTACCTGCATAAAAGTAATTACCAGTGGTTTCGCGCGCATTATGAATTGGCTGTTGTTCTGCTACTTGATATGCACCTCCGCGCTGATTTGCATTAACATTCAAATGGAATTTAGATGATTCAGTTGTTTCACGAATAGTAGGTAATGGTTTATCATTTGGATCATACACATAAGAAGAAGATACATTTGATTTTGCATTTTGGTAAGGACGTAATGTTCCAATTGTATTTTCTTTTCTTGATGGACGAAGAGCATCCAATAATGGTGCTACAGCTGCACCAAATGCTCCACCGATGGCACCATAATAACTATTTTGTGCTGTTGAACTACGATTATTTGGATATGCTACTTTTGATTTCATACCATAATCAGATTCTGTTGCTCCATACTTACCATTTGCGCCAGCAGGAGTGAATGGAACACTACCTAATTCAATGCGATGAGTTGGCATATGTTCTCCATCAACATACAAATTTGATTTACCATACCCAGCAACACCTGCATATTCTGCAGTAGTTTCTGGACGATTTACAAATCGTTCGATTGGTACAGAACGTAATGTTGGACCTTTTTCTAAACCAGTTGTGGTTAAATATCGGTCTTGTCCAACTTCAAAACTACCATCTGGACGATGTTTTTCCATTACACCCAATTCACCACGTCTTGTAATATAATTCATTGCTGGACCTTCATGTCCTAATAACAAATGACCACTTGATTTTGGATTGGTAGCTACACGTAATTCATCGACTGTTTTTTCGTTCCATGCATTTCTGTTCATCATACCCGAATTAAACCCACCTGAACCTTCTGATGTAAATCCTAAACCTAAACCAGGTGCTACTCTCTGTTCTTCAAATGGTTTAACATTTGCCATTCGAGAACTAGGGTTAACACGAGATCGCATGAAATCAGTAGTATTTGGTGCTCCATTTGCCCATTGATAGTGTTCTCCTGGTGCAAATAATGGAGCTTGTTCTTTTTTAACAATTGTCTGAGATCCAGAACCAATATAGTTGTCTAAAACGGATTCATTCGCATTTGCATCGACATTTCTTGAGCGGATATTTCCACCAAAAAAAGGAACCATGTTATTATGGCGAAAGTAATCTTGATCGACCTTATCTCCAGTTAAAGAATAAT